GTGTATGGTATAGTATAAGGTGGTGGTTTCCTATCGCCTCCTAGTCTGAAACCACCAAAGGGACTAGCAGCAGTTGAAGGGAACAGAAAGTGTTTTACCCTATCGGTAATGTCCGACTTTCCACCAGTGCTTCAGTAAGAGGTCTCCACACGTAAAGGGCATATTCCACTGGGGTCGCCCACCCTTGCCTTACTGTTGATGTATTCGGTAGATAGGAACTGTCCCATCCCTCAACAAACCTAATATAACAGGTTTCAAGGGTCTGTGTTGGGTGAGTGTGCCAGTTTGTTGGGTTGCACAACCCTCCAGTGTGCTGGATTGATCAAACCAGTGTCTAAACTGGTGTAATCATGCTTCAATACTAGCTTAATATCACCAGCAATAGATCTAAGGTGGACACTTTGACCACCGCCCACTGTACAATGTGGTATATTAGATGGGAATATTATTACATCACCCTTCTGTACACCCATTGTATAGTCACTAGAATTGATAAAATTCTTCTCTCCACAGAGATATCTGTTCTCAACAGTATTTGTCTTACCTAATACAGGTTCCTTATCATATACACCATCAAAATACTTGTTGGGATTTCTATTTGGATTAAAGAATCTTATCAATGCATTGTCTGGTGGATCCACATAGTATACAAATGATAGATCAGAACATGCATGAGTATGTGCTCTCATGGTATCACCTGCATCTATTATAGTACACCATGCCTTCATGATTGCTGGTTCAACTACACTAGTATTAATGCTTGCTTGATCTAAACATGCTATAATACTATCAGTGATTTGACCAAAGAACCCTTGTAGATCAGGGTCGTGATGCATTAGACCTAGGTCTCTAGTCTCACCAGTCAAAGGACCAATAGATGGATCAAATTGATATTCTTTCTTACTTGCTAGGATATCACACCATTCAGTACCAATACTACATTGGTAAATAACAGTAGGGAATATAGGATGAATCTGAGAATTACTCATGACTATTGAATCATATGGTGAATACCTCAATGAAGAGAGTGCTCTTAAGCTTAGACATGAAGCTGATAATATTATAGCACATGATCCTGAAGAAAAGAAGACATATTGGTATAGTTTTCATAGACCACCACAAAATATACTAGAAGATTACATATGCAAGTCAGCACGACAGCATAACATGTTTCATAGTTATATTGGTGCTGAGTGGTGGATTAGAACACATAATAATATAGGTAGCACATGGGATTTTCATGTTGATTCAGATCTAGGACACCAAAGACGTAGTGGTAATTATAGAGCAGCACCTTTCTGTACTGTTACATATCTCAGTGACTATGGTCAACCAACTGTTGTACTAGACAAAACAGCAGATTGGACTAAGGATAGATTTTATATAATTGGTAATAATGACTGGACATTCTGGGCATCACCTAAGATGGGTAAACATATTAACTGGTCACTACCATACTTTCATGGTGTACCAGGAAACTTTGGTAATCTACCAGAAGGTGAGACAAGAGTAACACTAATGTTTAATTGTTGGAAGACTGTACCTTGGGAGCCTGAATGTATAGAATATAACCTACCATATAATATATCAGAAGGTAGTGTTACATTAATACCAAAGAAAGATGGTAAGATAACAATGCTAGAACCACATGGATACTTCAATACAGAACTAGAAGGTGGTGCTGATCCTATCTCTATACAATATCATGGATACAATCAAGAGGGACAAACATGGATGGTGAGTCAACTAGCACCAAATGGTGTTGATACTACTCCACGTTTTCCCATGCAAGATTCCCTTCAGCAGTAAATACACAGGCATATATGTAATGATCTGCATCAGGACATAAGCTTGACTTAGGAAACCAATCCTCTGCATCTGATTGTGCTGACATGTTATCATTGTAATGGTACGTACCATAGGTAGAGATTTTAAAATTCTCATACACTTCATCTGGTAAGAAATCTTTATACCAATCCCATACAGTATTGATTTTAGTTGTGTCACTAGCATTCTCTAATGCTCTCATCTTAGGACTATCATACCATATAAATGATTTGCCCTTTAACTTAGCATAGTCACTAAGTGTTTCTTGTAAAGTTTTATAGTCCATGTTAGGAAAAATTGCTACAGTATTTTCTCATTACTCTATATTTAAGAGCTTGTATGTATGATTGGGGATCAATGTCTGGTTCCCACTTATCTAGATCTATAGCATTCATACAATATGTTTCTAAATCTTGGTACTCAAGTAATAATTCTCTAGCCCAAGGATCTTGTACTAATGTTTCAACCCAGACAACACATACTTTACGTTCACCTTTTGTTACTGGTTTGACTGCATGCCATAGAGTTGGATCAAAGAACACTGCTTGGCCTTTACTAAGACGATATTCATATGTTTCTGATCCCAATCTAATTAATAATCCACCTCCCTCATACTCAGACTGATCATTTATAGCAGTAACCATAACATAATCAGATCTCAAAGATCTTTTCTTACTGCCCATAAGTGGTGCATCATTATGCCATGCATAAAAACCACCTTCCTTTTTACCATCTACTTCCTCATCCTCAGTATACTTAACAAACATTGGATAACTTATAGACTTAGTAAGGATTCTCTTAGCAAATCCAGACTTCCACCAATTATCTTCAAATAGATCAGCTGAAGCAGCAAGGTTATTACCACTCAACTCAACATTACGTTTCAACTGCCTATTAGATGTACCACTAACAGATCCATCTTCAAATGTTCCAGTATCATATAAATCACTGATGTTGTTACAAACAACTTCAGGTAACCAAGTCATTCTTCGTATCATAATTTATGAGTTCAAATCTTTTAATTTTTGTACTGCTGCTTGACGTTCTTCAATATTTTTAAGAAGTTTCTCAACAGGATCTGTTATATGCGATGGACTAGACACATCAAATAACTTAGAAGGTCTGTGTATAGTAAGAGCAACTCTAATATATGCTTCCATAGCATAAGTCATATCAGCATACTTATCTTCATTTCCCTCTGGGAATACTAAATATTGGTCATCTTTAGCAAGATATCCAACTCCATCATTATAAGGTAAATAGTTATCCTTGTAAACCTTTGGATCGATAGGTACTTTTAAACTCTGGACTAGATTAATATTAGCAGATGTGAACTGTGATGGTAAGTCACGTATCTTTTCTCTCCATGTCTTCCACTGTGCTTTCTCTTCAGCAGTAACAGGTGCATCCTCAAGCATTGTCCAATCAGATGAATGCAAGAAGAAATCTCTCCATATTTTAACCTTAGTTAATGATATACCCTTCTCAAGTTCTAAGATTCTATTTAATTTATCCTCAATATCAGTAGTCTCTACTGACTGAGCTGCATCAAATGCTTCTCTTACAGCAGTTACAAATGTTCTTACATTCTCAATGGTAGGTTCGGTAAACTGGTAATCTTTCCAAAAATACTGACCAGTAGTATGATTACGAACATACTTCTGCTTATCACACTTCCATGTTTCAGAAGATCCATTACTATACTCAAATATAGTTAACTTATCTCTGTCTGAACTCCACAGAGGATATAATACTGGAGTTATGTAAGCATCCCAGTTAGTATCACTAATGGTTTTTGTGACACTACCACGAGTTATTTGTCTCGTTACCCCACGTATTATTAATGTGTTGTTATTTAATTCCATTATACTGGTTGTTGATAGAACCATCCTGTTACAACATATTTAGTCCCTGAAAGAACTAGGTTGCCTTTATGGGTATGTGTAAATGCACCAGGCCATATCACAACAGTACCTGTAGTAGGTGCTATCCTTCTCTTTTGATATAAAAATTCTGTCTCTCCTCCCTCAAAATCATCATTAAGATAGATCATCCACACTAAATCTCTAGCCTGTTCATTGAATGAACCATTCTCATGATGCCACATATGATATCCACCACCTTCAGGTGTCTTCTGCATCTTTGAATTCCATGATGTTAAAGGAACAGATGTTAAAGCACCATACTGTGTGCAATAATGGTTAAGTGTTGCTTGTAGGTATTGATTTATCCTAGCATTTAAAGTTTGATCTAGTGTATCTATCAAGAGAGAATAATCTCTCCTACCTAGTTCTTTCTTAGGAAACTGATCAGTTCCTACCATTGCTGAAGAATTTTCAGTAAAATTATTCAAAGGCTTAAGATCTTTGACCATATTACGTTCAACAGCACCTTGTTCCCATGAAGTAAAGAATGTGATCAAATCATCACAAAATGCCTTTGGTACAAAATTGTCCCAAACACCAATGAAATCATCAAACTTTGCTTTCTCACCCATCATATTGACAGGAATAATAGGTGTAACCATCTCCATGTAGTTGGATGCACCTGTTCCAGTTAAGGTCATATTTTAAATCACCAAGCTTTTATTAAGTATTTAACCCTGAAATATTTTAGCACAAGAGGCACTGCTTGTCTAGGTACAATACCAGCACTCACATCTATTTGTTCAGCACCAGTCATAGTTAACTGACCTTCATTGAGTGATATACCAGCTTGTGCTGGTGTTGGAGTCAATGACTTACTAGCAATGAAATTAATTAATCTACTATTTTCATTATTCTTTCCATCATTATGCTTCCAAGCTCCCTTTGCTTCCTCATATGCACCTATAGGTGCGTCTGCTGTCTGTTCAGGGGTATCAGCAGCAGCAGAAGGATATGATCTTCCAGGTCCCCACATGATTCTTACAGCACCATCAGCACCATCACCAGGATCAGATGCTACTGCAGAATTTGAATGATGGTAAAGAGCACCACCACCACCTCCAGGATATCCACCATCTCCTCCCTTTGCATCTCCATATCCATGTATCCCACCAGTTGAAAAAGTTCTTGTCTCAAATACAGTAGTAGATCCATTCTTACATTCAATAGCAATACCACCAGGATTATTTCCCCAAGTATTATCTGGATTAGTACCAGTAAAAGCACCGTTATTGATCTGCCACTTTATAACGTGGTATCCTTCAACCAAATTAGTAGCAGTACCTGTTACACTGGGAGTAGTACCACCAGATGAAGTTGATAGTGTTACTTGTGGAAAACCAGGGGGATCATTAGGTCTAACCCATTCTAGTGTAGCTGCACCATCACAAGCTAATTCTATATCTACTGAAGCAATACCAGCAGCATCAACCCATATTGTATATCCACCATATTGTGTAGTACCAAGATAAGGATCTTGGGTAGAGAAACTATTAGGTACAGAAGGATATATTGCATGGTCTAACATAAACTGAGTCCATACATTAGCACTACCAGATGAAATATTAGATGCACCAACAGCAACCCATGTAGTAGTCTTTATTAATGGTGAATGTGTATTCTCTCCAGCTTGTCCACCAGATCCAGGTCCACCACCAAACATTGTAGTGTAAGTAGTAGTCGTTGTATCTAAGTTACCACTAGCACCTGCACCAGTTTGACCTATACCCAAAAGTCCTGTACCACCTCCACCAGCACCGTTGTTAGCACCAGGAATTGAACAGTCACCACCTGCACCTCCACCACCAGATCCTCCAGCAGCATCATACGAAAAGGTGTTACCATTTTGGAATCCACCACCCTGACCAGAGTATCCACCACATCCACCACCACCACCATAAGGTGTACCATGACCACCATTACCACCGCCATCACCAATAAATCCACCACCCATCGCTGATGTTGGTGGTGTTCCTAACTCACCACCTCCCTTACCACATACAGTTGATGCACTAATAAAATAACTTGTGTTTCCCTTTACATCGTTATAATTTCCAGCAACCGAAGTAGTACCTGTACCACCAGCACCAACGACTACTGTATAAGCCCCACCTGGTGTCACAGGGATATTATTCTTATAACCTAGGCCACCGCCACCGCCTCCTATAATTCCTCCCATTCCACCAGAACCACCACCAACACAACATACGTCTACTGACGTTACACCAGCAGGTGCTATCCATGTATGTGTAGTAGTTACACCATTTGTTGTTGTGTATACAACCTGACCTGCAGGATTAGTAGTACTAGGAGTTGAGAACTCATGAGCATATGTCTCAGATATATCATAACTGTACATATCCTTTGGTTCATCTAATGCTGCATCACTACCACTTCTAACTGGACGGTATTCTGCTAACCAATGTGAGTGTGGAGCAGCAAATCCTCTATCTGGTTCAGATGTTATTATCTGACCATATCCTGTAGTATAACCTATTTGATTAACATTACCTGCTTGAGCACCACCATGAGTAGCTTGGTTTTGATCCATAGTGGATCTAGTTTCATGCTCACTAGCAAATACTCTATGGTTATGTGGTGGTGGTCCTTGTAGTGTTTTCTCCTCTAATGGTCCAATATCAATATTGGCCTGTCCACTGAGTGATCCAGTAATAAAACCTGTTACACTAGTATATCCAGACACCCTTACAGTACCAAATGTATACTCCTTTAACTGTCTTGCTCTTGATATATACCACTCTCCACCAACATCACCAACTTCCATTGGTGCTTCGTCAGGTGTTAATGAACCAGCACCATCTATACCACCAGGTCCATTAATCCTTTTCATCCTTAGATCTGGTAACTTGAATGTACCTAGATCAATACTTGCAGCAGTATGACCTGTTCTACCAGTCTTGGATCCATTCCAAGTCTTCATGTCTACAGTATTTGGATTAGCACCACCATACTTATTACCAATTGCTTCATACAACAATGGATAATCTGATATATTCAAGTCCTGTCCTTCACAGTAGATATAACCAGGATAATTATATGATACAGAATCATCACTTAAAACACCATTAGTAGTACTATGTGCATCTACATAGACTGCTATGATTGATCCTATAGGAGCTCCCATATCACCACGTTGATCACTATAGTGATTGTGATAAAAATGCTGATCTCTTTTATTGGTGAATATAGGCATCAGTATTTAATTAGAAACTCTAGGACAAAATATGGTGAAACAACATCATCAAATTTAGCAACATTTGTTGTTCTTATATTCACATTGGCCTGTAATCCATCAGGTCTCATTGTAGCAACATTAGTGGTAGCATTATAATCAGTCTCACCAATTGTTCTTGCTATTCTATGTGTGTGTATTGTTCTATCAGAAAGATCTGATCCTGGTGGGGATTCAGTAGTCTCAAAGATATTTCTAGCAGCAGGATACGTAACGTCTGAAGTTTCAGTACGTGTATCATATGGTACTGCATGACCAACTGGTATAGCTACGTTAGTTGGCCATGATGCAGCAGTCTTAGTTGTAGTCTCTAAAGTGTCTGGCCACAAAGATTTATATGTAGCAGTTCCAGTAGATGTAATACCATTTGCATTTGCATACCCAACAAAATATCTATCCCATGTAGTACATCCAGAACAATTAGGTTGTCCTGTTACACTTGGGTTCTGAGCTTGCCAAAACTCTCTTGCTCTCTGTATACAATAACTATGACTATGTAACTGAGTAACATTAGCATCTGCTGCCCTATTATATGATGGCTGAGATCTATTAGGTATATCAGGTTCATCCTTAATTGTTATGTAACTAGTAGATGTCCTATGCATATGAGGACCAAAAGCATTCACAGATACATAATCTTCTTCAGTATTTGTTGGTGTTGTCCACCCTACATTACCATTCAAAGCAAAGTTTTGAACAGGTATAGTAAATACACCATTAAATCCAACAGTAGCAGTAGTACCAATATTTGAGTTTATATCAACACCAACACCAGCTCTCTTAATTGTAGTAGCATTCTCACCACTACCAGTAACTTTCTCCATGTTTCTAGTAATACCTACGTTACCAGATGTAGATGCTTCAATGTGCTTTGAACCTAAGTCTGGTACTTGAAACTGAGCATCAGATAATGTTGTAGTAGCTTTCTTATATAAACATGCGTCACCAGTACCAAGTATTGCTGCTAATTGTGGGTATTGATCTGCACTATAAACTGTACCATCACATTTCAAATACCCTGCTGGTAAATCTTTTATATTTGCTGCAGAGTTTGGATCTTGATTATTAATGGCATCAGCCCAGTTGATAATAGTGCCAGGTGCATTTCCTAGTTTAGATTTTTCCTTCTGATAATACTTCATCTAAAAAGCCCTGATTATATACATCATGCTAATACTTGGAGTCTTTACATCCACATTAATATTTAGTGCAGATGGTACATTCTGTGCTGCTATTGTATTAGTAGTACCAGAAAGAGAACTAGTGACTTTAATATCATTTACTGGTACTATAGTTGGAGTTCTTAAGAATCCTGGATTCATCGTAACCTCAAAAGAATAGTGGTTATGAGAAGTTTGATTTTGATGATACTCATCATTATGATTCAATGCAGTCATCCAAGTCTTAGAAGTTTGATCTGCACCAGCAGTATATAAGTTTGAAGCAATAGCATCAGCAGCAGTCTGCTGTCCTATCATACCATTACCATCACCAGTGTAAGAATACCAATTCTTAGAAGCCTGTCCTATAGCACTATTAGCATCAGTATATCTATTTGTGTAAGATCCTCCAGCAGTACCATCATAACTAGCACCTAGAGGTCTAGGTATTGGTCCTTCCCATACTGGTTGTGGTGCTGAGTATGCCTGACCAGTTGATCCAACACTACTTGAATTACTAACTTTAGGACCATCTCCCATTATGAGTGTAGTACCAGCAGCATATCTAGTTACAAGACCCCAACCACCTGGGTTTGCAGCATCTTGGTTAAATTCATCTATATCACCACCATCACCTGATTGAATCTCTCTTTCTTTATTATTATTCTCACAACATGGTTTTGCATATGGACATTGGAATGTTTCTACAGGTGGTCCATCTGGTACTGCTGTGCTATATCCTGGATTTGTTGATGGATTAGAATGCCTATGAGGTGGCATATGATCCTTACTCAACTTCCTAGGTATTGTATAGAATGTCTTGAAGTAAGAAGGTGGATTGATACTAAATCCTCTTATCTGACCTGCTAAATTACCAGAGTCACTAACTGCAAAATTTATATCAGCAACAGCATTAGCAGATGTAGGTGGAGTAACACCACTACCATCTCCTTGTATTAATTGTGTTGAACCAACACCAGTAGGTAATAAAGTATCACGAACTGATGGTTTTATCCATTCAATCTTCAATACAAGGTTCTCTGTACCAGCTGGTAATGTTGCTGCTAATATAGTTACAGTTTCATCTTCAGTCCATCCAGTACCACCAGAAGTAATACTTGTTACACCTGCTCTTCCTACTGCATCTACGTCAACGACAATATCCAATGCACTACCACCACCACTACCAGTTAAACCAGTAAGTGCATATGTATTGCTTTGTCTAAGAGGATCAATCTCACCACTCTTAATAGATATACCACCTACTGATTGACTAGCAGATGTTTGACCCATCAATAAATGAGCATATTGTGCATCATTACTAATATATGGATCCTCATAATCAGTAAGAACCCTACCATTTAAGTTAGGTAATCTGAATACATCACCAAGAACATAAGTTCCATAAGTTCTTGGACCCAATCCACCAGAAGGTCCATATGTATTACCAATAACATTAGCCAACATAGGATAATCAGATCCTTCTAGTGTTTGACCATTACACTGTAACCAACCATCTGGTACACTCTGAGCATCACCAGACCAAGGGACTATTGTCCCTATGGTTGATGACTGCATTTTCCTCTCTGTTTCGTATGCTTTCATTGGATTATATCTCCACTAGCCACCAACCAACATAATTGGACGGTATCGATGAACCTCCACTGTCCTCACTACCAGCATAGACCAAACCAAATCCAGCGTTTCTTGTCTGTACAATTAGTTCACCTCCTGTATATGGTGTACTTAGGCCACCAGCATTTGTTCCTGTAGCATCACCATTAATCTTAACTCCACTTGGAGCACGTATGATTAATGATATATCATATGCTAATGCACCAGTAACTTCTATGAATCTAATCATATCACCAGTCTGTGCATTAGATGGTAGAGTAAGTACTGTAGTTGCAGTTATAGCAATCATATAGTTCTTACCAGTTTCACATGTATGTGCATCAGTAACATACTTCCAATGGTGACCACCGTTGCTGTTATAGAACTTGCTAACACCAAATGCATCAATAGCAGCATCTTGTCTTATTCCATAACTGCGGTTACCACTAACACCAAGATTTGTTATCAATAATGGGAAGTCTGTAGCAGATGGAGTAGCATCAGATGTACTTATTATGCTAACATGACCACCATTAACTGTTAGATCACCATCACCTAAAGCAGAACCAGTAACACCAATTCTTGTATCACCAGTTTGTGCATCAACGAAGAACTTAGAGGTAGGATCAGAACCGAAGTCAACTCCTGTTGTACCACTGAAGATTGCGAAATCATCATTGATCTTAAGGTGTCCACCGAGTAATGTATTACCTGATGCATTATCAATAAATGCTGAATTCTGTGCAGCAGTGGTAGAACCAGCAACATTATTGTTATTGATTCTAAGGTTACCTGCTTGCCATGTATTACCAGACTTGTCGATAATTGCTTTTGGTGCTGCTACTGTACCAGTACCAACAACTGTTAACTTACCATCACTATCAACTGTTAGTCGAGTAGCAGGTAAAGTCTCTCCATTAACAATCTTGAATTGATTATCAGTAGAGTTAGTAGCTGCATCACCATAAAGATTAACTGTAAAGTCATCAGTACCAAGGATGTTAGATCTAACACCACCATATACTGAGTCAACTACAAATCTATCAGCATTAGCACCGTTGTTAACAATTAACTTCTCTGTGTTAGTATCATTAACTGCAGAGATTTGTACAAATTCACCAGTTGCGTCTGGGCATGATGGACCAGCACTTATTCTTAGATAGTCATCTTCACTGAACTGTCCACCAAACTCAGCAAGAGAAGCAATATCATCAGAGAGGTTAAGGACAGCACCTCCAACTGTACCACTAAGAGGAATCTTAGAACCACCTGGATCCTTAGATAATTCAAACCTAGTGAGACTATTACCAACATCATCAATTGCATTAACAACGAAGTATGTTGTAGTAGTATCAACTCCAACAATGCTACCAACATTACTGAATTTAACTACATCACCATTTTCTACATCATTTATTGGAACCTCTAGTTGCTCAGTTACATCATATACATTAGATATTGCAGGTGTAGTAGAGCTAGATGGTAATCTACCTAAGAGGTATGTTGCCTCAGTAGATTTCTCTAACTTATAAATTACGTAATTATCTGCGTGAGATGATACAGTAGTACAATCTGTACCTCTATTAACTTTAACTGTTCTACTGTTAATATCAGGACCAGGTGTGATAACTTCACATAGTTCAGATCCAACAAGTAGAATATCACCTATCTTAATACCTTCAATGTTATTAATTGGTAGGTTCTGGTATTCAGGATCAGTTGAAGTTCCTGTCCATGTGGTTGTACCACTACCAGTATCAATTGTATGATTCTGTAATGTTAATCCAGTAGCAGCACCAGGTGTACCAGTTACAGTGATAGCATTAGAAGCACTCTCGGTAGTAGATACCTTGAATGAATTATTGTTAACAGAAACAATAAAGTATGGTGTAGTAGTATTAACACCTGTTAATCCACTTACATCAGTGAATCTAACTACGTTACCTTCAACGAAATAATTATCAGCTACTGTTAATGTACCATCTGAATTATCACAACTTACAATTATCTCAGCTCCATCAATATCTTCAATGTACTTGTAGAAATCAACATTAAGATCAGTTAATGATCCAGCAGTATGTGACTTCTTAGTTGTATTGAGTCTATTTCTTAATAATGTAACAGTACCACTGTTAGATCCACCATGCATGGTTACATCACCATACATGTCGGTATCACCATTAACTTTCAGAGAGTTTCTAATCTCTGTAGTTCCAGCAACACCACCAATAAAGAACTGTGATGCTCTAGTTGCAAAGTTTACAGTAGAAGCATAACCAGATCTTGTTAGTAAGTTAACAGTCTGTGAGTTAGATTGAATATCACTACCATCAATGTCTAAGACACCGTTAAGTATGGTCTGAGCATTCTGTATTGTTAATGTAGAGTTAGCAGTGTTACTCTTCGCACCACCAATTACTATGACTGACTTGTTAGTAGAAGTATCAGTAACAGTACCAATATTGATTGTTGAATCAATTGTATTGGTGTGGATGTCTAAGGTAGTAATACCAGTAGATGCAGTACCGATGTCTACATTCTGTCCTGATGTTGTACCATTTCCAATTGTTAAAGTGGTCGCATCACCAACAAAATTAACTGTAGTTGCATTAGTATTGAATAGATTCAATCCTGCAGTGTTAGTTGTAAGAGCACCACCATCAATATTAACATTACCATCTATGTCTACAGTAGCATCACCATTACTATTAGTACCCTTGACTAAAAGACCAAGTGTTTCAGTTGAAGCATCCTTAGCAATTGTTAAGGCAGCACCAAGAGCACTATCCTGTACATTAATACCAACTCTGTTCTCTGCTACTGAAACTCTTAAGGTAGCTTGATTTAGAGGTACGAGAGAATCTCCACCAACTATCAATGCATCCTTTACACCAGTTTCAACCTTAGAGATTGTACTGCTATCAAGATATTTGTTGCTAGTAACATTACCATTAGTATCATATGCAACTACTGTCTTACCACTAATGAATGTATTACCAACAACATCCAAGTTTGCTCTTGGTTCTTGCTGATTATACTTAACAGCAGACTGTGTATATGTTAAGAATCCATACTTATGTGAATCATGAGCAGTACGAGCAATGGTGTTAATACCAAGCTTGTAATCACCAATAACATCAGTATCTGTTCTTAATGTCTCAGAACCTAATACACCAACCTCTTTCCACTTAGTATCAGATTTCTCAAATACAGCACTTGGTTCGTTTGTAACATCCCAGTTATGAGTTGCTGATGGAATAGTATTAGCAACAACAAACTCAATAAACGTATTATCAGCACCACTTGTATCTGCTTTACTGATAATCCATTTACCATTAACAGCAGTTGCTTGAGAGAATCCAGTAATGCGAATTGTCTGACCAACCGTTAAACCTAAACTAGCATTGGTTATTGCACCAGCCCAGTTGATCTTAACGGTAGAAGTACCATTAGTAACAAGGTCTAAGATGTTAGCCTCACCAACAGTGGTGTAGAAGTTAGAAAGTATCCAACCAAGTGAACCACTGCTCTCAATAGATGCACCCTTATAAAGCATATCACCTGCTTGTGGAGCAGCATCAGGATTACTACTAGAAGCGTAGTATGATACTACCTGATTAACATTAAATGTACCTGCTTGATCAGGTGTTCTGTTACTTGGTAGTCCATCCAATCTATTATAATTGGAACGTATACTATACTGTTGACCTGGAGTATTTACTGGACCTCGACCTTTTATGTGGAAAATTGCCGAGGAAATTTTATTCTGACTAATGGTTATATCACCATCATTATTGTTAGCATAAGATACTCTAGTCAATGTAGAGTCTTCAGGCATACCATCAGTTCTAGGATTAGATCTAATGATTAATGATGGAATCTCATCTGGTGGCTGAGTACTGATAATAACCTGATTATTAAGGTTAGATATACCTTCAACAGTAATCTTATCCTTAAATGTAACAGGAGTATCAAAT